GACGAAGGTATTAATTTACTTAGCGTGTAAGTCGGTGTCGCTGGTGGCGAAAAACCCGATTTGTAAATAAATAGTTCAACCTTCGAACCCGTTTGAGTAAGGTCGTCAACTTGAATTATAAACGGACTGCGGACAAAAATATGGTCTTGAGTAGGTAACGCCATTGCTATTTAGTTTTTTTTAAATTTTCTTTCATTATTGTGTCAAATGTTTCGATTGTTTCTAAGCCGTACGCCTTTATCATTTCATCGGGTAAAGTTTTAAATGCAGCGTTAAATGGTGTGGTAAAAAATAAACTCGGTTTAATTCCCTTTTCGAAAACACTTCGTGCAATTGCAAATTGTAAACTTTGCCTACTTTGAAATTTACCGCCTTTATCTCTTGGTGCTATTCCTTTTTTTACTATCCATTTATCAAACGCTTTGGGAGGTGGCATTTTACTCTTATATGAAAACGGAGTGTCGTATTTTACCTTAGTACCTGAAACCCCTTTGTCTTGAAAAAAACCATAATCAAGCATATCAAAATATAACTGCATTGAATTTGGCATTACCTTAACTTCGCCTTTGATTGAGTCGTATAAACTTCGGCTACTATTTTTGTTTAACCTACTTAAATTTGTTCGCGCTTGTTGTATAACGTAATCACGAAACCTTTGTAAAACTATTAATTGTTCGTTTTTTTTCATCTTAACAAATAGTCATATCGTTTGGTACTAAAACGTCAAAAGTCATTGTCCAACCGCTTAATAAGTTTTCGAATCGTTCCGTAAAAGGTTCGCAGTTCGGGTTCCCGTCAATCTGGAATAAGTCGTATGCTAAAGTCCCGTGTAACATTATATCATACGCCCTGTTTAAGATTGCTAAGGTTGAATTTAAAGCATCTTGCGTGTTGTCGTTACCTAAATAAACGCTTGTGTTTTCTTGCTTAGATATATCGACAAGATCCATTGCGATTAAAGAAATATTAAATCTAAGCACGTTTGTTTCAAATGAACACGAATTTACCATAATGTGGACAAGTGGGAAAATAGTTTGTTTAGCTAAATCGACTTGGAAAATATCCCCCTCGCTTACTGAATTAACCAGTGCGTCTGCGTCAAAGTGCGTTTTAAGTTTGTCGATTGCCGTATAAAATCCTATCATCTTTTTATATTTTTGTTCATTTGTCTTTGTTCTATTTCAATCTTTTGTTTCTCAAACGTTAAGTAGGTTAAACATTTAAGTAATCCCATTTTGGTAACTTCGTCAAATTTGCTGACATCTCCCTGAGCGAGTGCATATATTGATTGATACCATCCCCATTGTTTGGAAAATTGTGTTGTTTCGCTAAAATCTCCAATACTTTCGGATTCTTCGCTATCTGCTTTTGTAAATAAACTATCGTACCCGCTAACAATTCGCTTCCTAAAGTCCAAAAAAAAACCGATGAACTCAACACAACGCCAAGCGGTGAAAACTTCATTAACTCGGCAAAATCCGCCGTTCCCCTGTACTCCATTATTTCGTAACTATCTTTTACTTTTAATTTAATTGGTCGGTACATTACCGCCATTGCTTTGTGGTATGTTTCCCAACTTTTAAGGTTTTCTTCAAGGTCAACGTATTCTCCAAAACTTATATTTTGTAAGTCTGGAATAAATCCGAACTCCACGTCTTCAACTTTAAATGTTGGTGTAAACTTTGGGGTTTCGGAAAACAATTTATTAAAATGCTCAACCAACTTTCGTACTTCAGTAAACTTAATATTTACAACTTCTTTTAATTCTATACCGCAGAAAATTTGTATCATCTTTTCGGCTAACATTTCGTTGTCGTTAGTCGTTTCTTTTACCTTTATAAACCTTTGATATTGGTCTAAGGTTATCTCGTTTAAATTAGTTGGTATGGTTAATTCTAATTTCATATTTATATAATTAAGTTTTCGTTTTATTGTTATATGCAACCGCTATTTCGTAAGCGTATAAAAGCATTTCAAAATGCCTAACAAACGTTCTGGAATTCGACATATCAATTTTGACCTTAACGCCTTTGCGTTGGTAAATGTATTCCTCAACTACGGCAACCATTACGCTTATGTCGTTTGTCATCTTATTGAGTATTTTCCAAAGTTAGCGCTTTTGCCTAATGATTCCATTTCGTGATAACGTAGCGCATCAATAGTATGGTTAAAGTTGTCTATTGGTTTATTCATTTGTTTACCCGTCTTGTCCCTGTCCCAGCAATAAGCGCGTAACTCCTTGATTAGATTTGTGCTTTGTGAGGTTACTAAATAAGATTGGCTTTGCATTATTTGAATTCCGAAATTAACGCTGTCCTGTCCCTTTGTAACGCCTTTAATTAGTTGTCCTGTACGTCTTATTTCCTCGATTGATTTGGGTTCGCTACTATCCGCGTATGCTATTACGTTTTTTTGTAGCTTCTTAGATATTTCGTTATTCACTAATCCAGTTTGATAAACAATTTCGTTTACTATTCTTTGTCCGTTGTAATTGTATATTTCTATTATTGCCGTCGGGTCGTTTGTAAATCCAAAATCTAATCCGTAGCCAATTAACTTTGCTTCGTTCGGGATCGTGTCGATTGTTTTCCAATTATTAAAAACTACCCCCTCAAGCATTCCTAATTCTCCAAGTCCATAAACACGCCACCAATTATGCCAATACATTGATGTTTTGGCTTTATCCCTTGCTTTTTCAATTTCTTTAATTATTGCTGGGTCTAATGCTTCATTATCCTTATAAGTTAAAATAATAAAATCCGCATCGTCTAATAATTCTGTATGCACCCAGAACTCATTTGTAGGGTTATAATCTAAATAAATAAAGTTCTTTGTTCTTATTGACAACTGCTGATAACTTTCAAATGATACATTATTGCACTCGTTTATAAAAAGAACATCACGCCTTGCCCCTCTTAATTTGTCAGGCATATCAGCACTAAAAAATTCTATGTAACTACCGTTTGAAAATTTATAAGTAAGATTTGATTTATTAAAATTGTTATGGTTAAAATTACCAGTCCAATCCATAATTTTTAAAAAGTCTTTAACTGCGCCACGCCTTAAATGTGGTACGCTTTCTGCAACAACTGAAATTTCAGAGTTAGGTTTTTGTATTGCATATTGAATTAGCAAAGGTAAGATTGTGAATGTTTTTGAACTTGATGTCCCACCCTGAACAATCCTTAGTCTTTTCTTTAGTTTAGATATTTTCTTTTGTGCTGTTGTTTCAATCAACATCTAAATTAATTTGTTTAAATATTGGTGTTTCAATATTAATATTTTGATCAACAAATTGCATTGATAATTTTTTTCTGTCTTCTTCTTCGCATAAAACTTTAAATGCACTTATTTGTAAAGTAGCATTATCTGAAGCTACCCATTTATTAAGCATATAAGAAACTGCTTTACTTTTATTAATTGAAATTGCTTCTTTAATGCTTTCCGATTTTTCCAATTCTAAATTATAAAATTGCGATGATTTTAAATTGGTATAATGTTGAAATATATGTTGAATACGCATTATTTTATGCTTTTCTATTAATTTAAGTATTTGATTTTCGTGTTCTTTTTTTTCTTTCATTTTAAATACCTTTTCTTGGACTTTTCATAGTTAAAAAATTTTTATTATTTTGCAATCTAACTACTTTATTGCCCCATTTATTTTTTAATATATTGTAAGCATCCATTTCTACTTCTTTTGTTCTATATGAAACGCAACCACCCTCATTTGTTAAATGTATTACATCAATTCCATATTTCATAAATCTTAATGCCCCACCATATTTAGCAATGTGTTGCATAGCATAATCGTAGTCTTCTTTTACTTTTAATCTCGCATCAAATCTTAATGGGTTATTAATAATACCAACAATGTTTGCACCTATAACTCCCTGAGTACTAAATGGTGAATATTCTCTGTAAAATTTATAATCTGCTGCTAAAGCAAATCCCCATAATTTTAAACCCCATTCGTCACATAACCTAAATTGATTTTCAATTATGTTATTAATTTTATCCACATTAATAAACTTTTGTAATTTTCCTTTTTCAAAACTATGAAAAGATAAAGCATCGTCATCAACTTGTATATGGTAATTATCTTTATTATAGTCTAAAATCCAATTTCTTGTGTTTGTAATACCTTTTATGTTGTCATCAACTCCAATAACATTTTCGTGATATTTTTTATATTCAATTACTTCTCTGTTTGGGCAGACTATATGGCTTTCCATAAATAATTCGTGAGTTGTAACTTTTCCTGCTCTACCCATACTAGGTATGTAAACTTTATATTCCATTTTGCAATAGTTTAATTAACTCAATTCCTTTTTTTACCCTTCCCACTCCTTTTTGCATATAAGTATCAGTAAATCCCTCTTTGGCTACTGCTTTAATATTTAATAATTCTTTTGCAACTTGCCAATCAAGTTGGTTATCAAATGTAAATACAATATAATTGTGTTCTTCTAATATTTCTGTTGTTACTTCTATTTCTGGTTTATCATTTTCAATAGCATTGAGTGTTTCATTATAAAATGGTAAATCTAATCCCCACGTTAAAATTTCTTTTGTTTCCCACTCATTCGCTAAAATGTCCATATCCCATTCGCCAAAATTAACATTGTCTTTTATTATAAATTCGTTTTTTTGTTCTTCGGTTAAATCTTCCGCCTTTACAATATAAACTTCTTTTAATCCAACTTCTAAACACGCTTTTAATCGCATATTTCCACCCAGAACAATATTGTTTTCGTCAACTACTATTGGTCGTAGTTCCAACATTTGCGGAAACTCCTGAATAGATTTTACTAACTTTTTAAACTTTTCGTCTTTTATTAAACGTGGGTTCTTTTTGTTTGTTTTTATCTCTGATATTTTAATCTTCTGTACTTTCATTTTCTTGTTTGTATTCGTTTATTACTTTGTTTAATCCGTTTACAACTTCACGTAAACAACTCCCGCAACTTGTCGGTTGCCTTTTTTGTGAAAAGACACGATTGTAAATAGTTAATAATTCCCTTTGTTCACTGGGGATTAAAACGTTTTTATCTAAAACTTTACTTTCAGTTAAATAAGTAAATTCGTGTTCCGTTAAGCATTTCGGTTTAGCGTATGGAAATAGTTTGTTTAGTTTTTCCTTTCGTTCTTCGCACCCGCAATCTTCGCCTAATAACCATTTAGCTACTTTTGCAATTCCTGTTTTCTTTAAAACAATTTCTATCGTGTCGCCTAATCCAGTAGGTTCGGTTAAAGTGTTTTCTTCAATGTCAATCTTTGTTAGTTTTTTCTTTGCCATAATTTCATTTAATTAGTTCGTAATCTTTGTTTTGGTAATCTTGGTAATTTTCCCCTATGTTTTCTTTTATTCGTGTTTTGCAATATTTCAAAGTGTGAAAAATAGACGTAACGCTTATATTTGTTTCCTTGCTTATTTCCCTCATCGACATATCGGAATCTTTATAAAGGTTAAAAAGCATTTGGTCGTACCAATGCCAATCGTCAACGATGTTTTCAACTTGGTTTAATATTGAGTTATATGATTCGTGTTTTTGTATCTCTGGGGTTTCTTCCTGAAGCATAACAATTGAATCTAAATCGACCTTTTGCATTTTGTTGGCTTTATTGACGTGTTGTAAAAAAGTATTTTTGAGCGCTAACCAAACATAACTTTTGTTTAAGTTTCCGTTTGTGAAAAGTTTATCTTCGTTGCTCCATTTCAAAAGCATTAAATAAGTTTCCTGTACAATGTCTTCAGCAAAGAAATACTCGCCGAATGAATTAACTATCTTAACCCATTCTTTGTGGTGTTTCACTACTTTGTTGATCCAGTCCAATTTTACTTTGCTTAAATATTAATCAAATATATGTTTATTTTTTAAACAAGCAACAAAAAATCTTATCAACAAACTTTTGTTAAATAAAAAACCCCTAATTAAAGGGGTGTAAACTTAGTTCAGTTTCAATCGGTAAATATATTTGTCGATTTTCTTTGCGGTTTCTAAACTTACGTCTTTACCAGCTAAGAATCGGTCTATATTATATTGGTGGAACTTCTCCCCCTTACCTTTTATTTCTTTCACTACTTGGTTTCGCGTTCGTGTTTGTAATGCTTCGCGCAAACAAGCGCGTAAACTATAATCGTCAATTAACATCTGTCTAAATTTATTTCGTTGTCGCTTAAAATTTCGTGAAGCCTTTCGTTCATCTTATCCAGAAACTTATATTGGTCATCTCTTAATTCTCCGTGTTTTAAAATTGCCCGTAGTTCTTCTTTTATTTCAGTTAATGCGAAAAACATTTTTGTTGATTTTACCGCACAATTAAATTCAAAGTCATCGTCTGGTAAGTTATATTTTAGTTTTGCTTTCATATCAAAAAGGTAAATCGTTATCGCTATCGTCAACCATTATTGTTGGTTCTTTATCGGCAAACTTTTGAGCGTTAAAGTTTTGAACTGAATTAATTTGCCAACCTTCAATCGTATTAAAATACTTTATTTCTCCTGTTGGACTTTTCCATTCTCTACCTCGTAAATTAATGCTTACTTCGATTTGTTGCCCGACATCGTTTTGGGTTATTAGTTCCGTTTTGTCTTGCGTAAACTGGATGCTAATATACTGCGGAAACTTTTCGTCCGTCAATAATACTACGTCTTTGCTTTTAAACTTTTCGCTTACTACTCGAAGCGCTCCTACATTGTGAATTTTACCTGTTACTTTCATTTTATTTTAGTTTTAATTGATTACTATTGAATTATTTATAGTGTTCCATTTTGCGCCCATTTTACGCATTTCGTTAAGGCTTTCAACATCGCCCCATTTTTTTTCTTTTACTAACTCCAGAATTAATTCGTCTGTTAATTCTATTTCGTGTTTTTGTATAAAAAAATCAATTACTTCTTTTTCATTCATTTTTTAAAATAATTATATGTTATTGCAATAGTGCAAACCCAACCCCAAACAATTGCTGGGGTTAAAAGTATTGTTAAAAGTGTTATCATTTTATTTTAAGATTAAATATATTACTATTATTACTCCGCATACATAACCGATTGATAACGCGAACGCCATTTTTATTCTATCCTTCCAAAGTTTTGACTCAACCATATAACCAGCAAAAGGCAACCCGATGAATGGTCCGACAAACGCAAAGAATAACATTCCTAACGTATTCGCTTCTGCGACATACCTAATATAAAAGGTTGAACAAATTTCAATGATTAAAGCGGAAATAAAAATGATTACGTATTTCATAGCATTTCGATTAATTGGTCGTAGTATTCTCTGCATTGTTCGATTCGTGTTTTGATTGCTTCGATAACTTCATCGTCTTTTGCTATTTTAAACGTTTTTACTCGCTTTTCTTTTGGTATATGTCCAAACGTATGTTTTGATTGTACAAAGTCCCTTAAATCTAAACTTTCTTCAATTAAATTTGCTTTCCAATGTTCGCGTCTTATCTCGTCTTCGACTATTTGTAAAGGGGTGTCAATTAAACAATAGCAAAGTAAGCATTCTTCTTTACCTGTTAGCCACATATAACCTTGTAATTGGTAAAAGTAGTCTTTATTTTTTAGTTCGGTATCAAAAAATGGAAACGTTGTAGCGTCCCAACTGCTCTTTACATCAAGTAAAATTTCGTCCGTGTTAACATCTGGAGTTCCTTTTATCCAATCATTAGTAAAATGATCTTCGTTTTTATAAATAAATCCTAAATCCAAAACATCGTTGCAAAGTGCAATTGATAATTCTTCAACTTGATTGCCTTTATCGGTGTAACGTGAACTAAATTCTTTATAGATTCCGTATTTTTCTGCAACCGCTAATTCTTGCAAATAAGTTTTGGTTGTTTGACTTAATAACTCCCCCTTTGATTTTGGGGAAGTCATTATTTTGCCTATTGCTGAGCATCTTATTTTCATTGGTTTAAGGTTTTTAATTGTTCAGGTGTTAATTCAAAAGTCTTTGTAAGTTCCTCTATTGTGTAACCACCCTCGCTTATTGCTTTAATTGCTTTAGTTAGTCTTTTATCGTCAATAGCAACTTTCTTTGATTCGTTTTTTGGTTCAACTTTGATTTGTTCGCCACCAGCGTCCGTGTCCTTGTCGGTTACTAATCCTAAAGCACTTGATAAAGCGTAACGCCTTAAATAAGTTATTGCACTTCCCAGAACTTGAAAATCATTCATTCCCTTTAATGCCACCCCTTGCGGAATATTTGTTTTGCTTTCTAAAGTTTCCCCGCTTTCAACGTGAAAAATAATCGTAATTAAGTCCGTGCCGTGAATCAATTGAGTAAATCCTAATCCGTGTTTTTTTAACAAAGGGTTAATTACTTCAAAGATTTTCGGTAAATCCGCGTAGGTGTACCCGTAACCTTGCGTTGCTTTGTGAATCGTTGGAACTTCTTGTTGAAATTCTGCTAAACTTTTAAATAGATGTTTCATTTTATATTGGTTTTAATTGGTTACTAAATTTTTCCTTGGTCTGCATACGAATAAAATCCGTCCGTTGTTATTATTAAATGATCAAGTAATTGTATTTCCATTATTTTACCCGCTTCATAAATTTGCTTTGTTAATTTGTCATCCGCAGCACTGGGGAATAAATTACCGCTTGGGTGGTTATGGCTTAGAATAATTGCACTTGCTCCGCATTTTAACGCCGTTCCTAAAACGATTCTAACATCTACAACCGTACCTGATAAACCGCCTTGGCTTATTTTCTGCCAACCTATCGAATTATTTGCGCGATTAAGGTATATTACAACTGAACTTTCGCAATATTCCAAAGTGTCACCATCGTACATTTGTTTAAATAAATTATAACTATCTTGAGAATTCGTAATTTTTGTTTTTGATATTCCAGACGCTTTGTATTTTAAAGTAATTTCGGGCGTTTCTGCTTTATAAGTTTTCATTTTATTGGTTTTATTGGTTAAAAATGCGCGTTACCCAAGTCGCGCCCCTTGTTTTTTTATTTAATCCATATAAAGATATTTTACCTTTTCTTTTGGTCTTAATGCGTCTGCAAAACCTTTTGTAATATTTCCTTTTGTGTTTATTTCAACATTACAATAAATAGTTTCTCTAGTATAATTTTGACGACTAATAACATTTCCTACATATAAAATAACGTGTCCATTGCGTATGTCAAAAAAAAGAACTTTTTGTTTACCGTTTGCTTTTTCTATTCTTGCAACCATTCTGTCAATTGTGTTTTGTTGTTCAGTTGTCATTGTTTTTAGTTTTAATTGGTTAATAATTATACACAAATATAATACTTTATTTTAATATACAATCATTTTTTTATTTTTTTTTTAAAATTTATTTAATTTGTCGCGATGTAAAAAATAAGAATCTCCATAACCTAAGTTTTTTATATTCTTTTCATTAATAAAATCGTCTTTATTGATCCAGCCAATAAACTCAACTTCGGTATGATTTACGATTGCTAAAATGTAAATGTCTATGTCTTTATTTACTTTTATTGTTGCTACTAAATTTCCGTTTTTTTTATTAGTTGCCTTTATGTCATATCTTGCTCCGCTTTTTGTTTTTCCGTCATAACTTCCGCTTCTTGAAAAAATAGTAAAGTCTGGAAACAAATTAAATTTTTTGCAAAAAGCAAATTCCGCAATAAAGCCAATTATATTTATTTCTTCATCAGTATATTTAGAACGCTTTGCACTTGCTATATTGTTTTTTTCATTTTCTTGGTTTCTTAATTTTGCTATATTTTCGCAAATTTCCAATTCGTGTTTATAAAGTTCAACTTTCATATTTTATTTGTTTCGGATTCAGAAAATTTTAATTTCTCCTTGTAAACGCTTATTATTTCTTTTAATTCATCGCGTGTAAATTTTCGGGTTTCGTGTGCTTTTGACGAAAGTTCAATTAAGCGTTCGCCACCAATTCTTTTTTGTATTCCTATCTGGTAGTTTAATAAATTTCCGTGTAAATGTTGATTACAATAAACACATTGTCCGTGTACGTTGTCTTCGTTGAACGTTAACGCTTTGTGTCCGCCCATTGAATAATAATGCCCAGCGTCAAACTTTTGCCCCAATAACGAACCGCAGGAAATACATCCTTTGTTTCTATCTCGATTCCGTATAAAGCTATTAAAATAAGTTTGCGCTAATTTTGTCAACTCCTGAACGGTTTGTAACTTTTCCTTTATTTCTTTTTTTCGTGTTTTCCAATCTTTTTCCTTTTGGGAATTAATCCAAATTTTTATGCAAGGTTCATCCATACAATATTTTTGGTTAAATCTTATTGGTTCAAAACCAACTTTGCAATTTTTACATTTTTTCATATTAATCCATTAAATTTATTGTTAATAAAACTTCGCAAGGTTTTGTAAAATCAACTTTATTTTTTTTAACGGGATAAATTGAAACTAAAAATTCGCCCTCGTAACTAAATTCAATATCAAAAATTTTATTACCGAATTCAAACGAATTCCACTCCTCAACATTTTCGTAATAAATTGTTTTTTCATATTTGCAATTATTTATTTTTGCATAAATAACCGCCTTTTGTTTAAACGGGTTTACTTCAACTTTAAATTTTGTTTTCATTTTTTTTATTTTAAAAATTATTTGCTTCAATTTCGTTTTCTAACTGCTTAATTCTAAATTTTAGTTCCAAGTTTAATTGTTCTAAACTATTTGAACTTGACGAAAACATTCGCGCTTGTTTTTCCAGAACTAAAAAAGTCGTTAATACTTCGCTTAATTCGTTTTCGGTTTCTAACATAGAATTTATTAAATCCGTTCTATGTCCGTTTTTTTCTTCTATTTCCTCACGGCTTATTTTTAACTTTAATAAAGTTTTTCGTAAAATTGCCGTTGCACTTAGTAATTTTATTTCCATTGTTTCGTGTTTTTATTGGTTTGCTTTTTTATTCAATTCGTCCCAAATATCAAGTTTTTTTTGTTGCTTAAAAATTGGCGCTTGTTTTGGTCTTAACTTTTGTAACGGGTCGACACTTTCAATTGTAAACCCAACACCAAAATTATAGTTGCATAAAACTGGAATATCTAGCGCCGTATGTTTCCCGCCTGTGTCCATATCTTTGATTTTTTCAACTCCTACCAATGTAAAAAATTTCATTGATTCGTGTTTTATTAATCGATGAATAACAAACATATCGTCGCAACGATTAAGGAACGCCTTACCGCCTTCGACGTGGTCTTTTAATGGTGGTTTTAAATGTCCTTTCCAATGGTGCTGCTCTGGGTAAAGGTTACCATTTCTTCCGCTTTCACTTGTTGGGTGCGTATTAATGTATATTGTTTTTCCCGTTTCGTTTACAAATTGCCGTGCCATATTTAAGAATCTATAATTTCCCTCGTAATTCATTTCCCTATCTAATCCAGTGAACGGATCGATTAAACAAGCGTCGGCATCTGAATTCCTAAAAATTTCTAATAATTCCGTTGGTTTGTAAAGTTTTGAATTGTCAATAAAAGTAAATGATTGTTCTAAATAAGTTGAGTAGTTTCTTATTTCGGATTCCGTTAATTCTTTAAATGGTCTACCTGAATACATTTGCACCAAGTCACGTAAAATTTGCCCGTGTTGGTTTTCCCCGCTCCAAATAATAAACTTTAAATTGTTGGTTAAACTCAAAGTTAAAAAGTACCAATTAATCCAATACGACTTGCCGACGTTGTCGTGTCCTAAAATTATATTTAATTGCTTTGGCTTAAATCGTAAATAATCATCTAAGGGGCAACCAATTTTTAAACCTTGTTTTATTTTTCCGTTTTTATAGTCCAATAAATAGTTGATTCCTGTTCCGCTTTTAATTAACATTTTTTCCTTTTTTAATTGCTTCGTTTTTTGCTATTTGTGCCATAACATTTTTGTAAAATCTATCGTCGCTTGTTTCGATTACGTTTTTTTGTACCTCTTTTTTTAACCAATTGTTTGCGGTTAAATATAAACTTTTATAATTAGTATTCTTCTTAAAATTTTCGATACTATCCAGAACGTTATCTATTTGTTGTTTAGAATATTCAGTTAGTAATTTATTAAAATCATCAACGCTTAAACTTAAATGGGCGAACGCCCTGTATACTTGTATATTGTTTATTGTAACTTGTTTATCTATACTACTAATGCTTTCACTTTGCTTTATATCGTGCTTTATAAATGCTTTATCTAATGCTTTACTAGTTGCTTTATCAAAATTTGATAGGGCAATTATATTACTTGAATATTGATTTGTGCTTTTTTCAACCAATTTAATAAACCCAAAATTTACTAAATCATTTAATGTTTGAATATAAGTATTATAGCTTCGTATGCCAATCGCATCTTTTGCCATTGTAGTTGGCAATCCAAATTTAGACTTCCAACCTAAACGATTGCAATGCTCAACTATAAAACAATATAAAGCGCAATGATTAGCTTTTATTTTTTCTGGATTATCAAAAGCAAAATCCCAAAAATTTCTTAGTAATTTAAAATAATCATTCATAATCTTAATTTGTTAGTAAATAAAAAAGCCTTATATCTCCGCAGGACTCGACTTCTGCTTCAATACAAGGCTAATAACTTCCTTCTTGGATTTATGGTGTCGAGCCAATCCGTTCACAAATATAACTTTTATTTTTAATCTAAATCGTTTTTATGTAAATTTTTATAAACATTATTTTCTAAACGCCTTTTTATTTTAGTCAAGTCATACAAGTTTTTACTTTTCATTATGTCCTCAATTAAATTGCGTTCCTTAACTTTAATCATCTTGTTATTAAATTCTTGGAACAAGTCCAGCGTGTCGATTAAAAACATTTCGTCTTTTACTTGCTCATAGAATTCTGCTTTCTTTATTCCGTGTATTATAGTAGCGTGATTCAAGTTAAAAAGTTCTGCTATTTCACGTAAAACGTAATTGTTTTTTCTCAGGTAAACAAAAAAAAACCAGCGCCGATGAACTTTGTTTGGCTTCTTGGTTGGCTGCCGTAAGTTTTCCGTTTCGATTATTTCGTGTATTCTATCAATCAAGTTTTCCATATAAGTAATTTATTATTCGTAAGTAAATGTAAGTTCGTATTTTTTTAAGTATTTTCATAATTGCTCAACTTTTAAAATTAGCTTGTCCCATATCGACATTAATTGTATTGCGTGTTCTTTGTCGTATGCTTCCAGAATCTTAACTGCGATTCGTTTTTTTGTGCATTGAGTATCTAAAAAATAGTTGTAAGTAATCTTGTATCGTTTCATTTGTCTTTTGGTTTAGTTATTGTTTCTTCGTTAAAATCTTGATTGTCTAAATAGTCAAGGTAAAGTTCAAGGTTAAAACTTCCGCCTTTGTCCCCCTCAACGCTTTGTTCGCGCCACCAATTCATTTTGCGTTTTAATGAAAAGGTTGTTTGTATAAATTCATTTTCCATTTTAGTTTTCGTTTTTAAGTTCATTATAGTATTCTCTATTATCTAATTCCCATTGGCAAACATCAAAGCGTTCTGGGTCTTCTAATATGCTATCTTCAATAGCCGTTATAATTTCTTTTAGTTCGTCTTTATTTGGGGTAAACGGATGGCATACGTTATTTAACCATTGTTCGCCTTTTTCTAACGATACGTCAACTATGCACTCGCCTGTTTCCTCATCAAAAGAAACAAAACTCCATTCAAAGTCAAGTATAAATTCAATTCTACCCACTTCATACCAAAGTGAAGCCGTGTATTTTTCTATTTGTAAATCTTCTGTTAAATTCATTTTAAAGCGTTTTAAAGGTTAGTAATAAAGCAAGTTATATAAATCCCTACCCAAAACAATATAAATGCAATAGACGTGCTTAAAATCGTTTTGTGATCATCTGTCAAGGGTGTAAAGTAATAGATTAAATCTTTTAGTTTAGTTTTCATCAAGTTCAAGTTTATCAATTAAAATTAAAAGGGTTACTAATTTCGTTTCATTTCTTTTTGTTGCTGGGTCTTGTTGCCCAAATGCCTTGCAACATTCGTTGTAATCGTTCCGCAGTTCGTCTTTGTAGTTTAAGATTGCTTCAATCATTTCTTGTTGGTTCATTTTGTTTAGTTTTTAAAGTGAGTTGATTTCATAAATTGGTAATTTTTTTACGCTTTCGTATATTCTACCTTTGTGCGTATATTGAACGTAAAACAATTTCCACATCATTCCGTCAAAAATTGTAAATTCAACGCTTCCAAGTTTTGCGATTTCTTTTAATGTTTTTTTGTATTTTACATTTGAAACGTCCAATGGTTTTTTAGCTATTGCCATTTTTTTGTTTTCTAATCTTTTAGTAATTAGTCCTGTTGACCTGTTGTTTAAATTTTTCATTGGTTAGTTTTTAAAGGTTAAAATAATTTGTTGTTAATCCTATATTGTTGGAAACGCCTTCTTTTTTTAGTCTTAAACATTCACTATTATTAGGACTAATTGAAATTACTTGTAAAGTTTCGCCTTTGTTAATTTTCTCAGATTTTGACGAATGGTCGTAAGCTATTATAACGTCTCTATTTAATGTTAAAAAGTCTCCTATTTTTATTGTTTTCATTGTTTAGTTTTTAAAGGTTTAAAAAATATGCGTTGTCAAGTCGCACCCCTTGTTTTTTTATAATTTATAAACATACCCTTCTGGAAATTTTTTTTGACACTCTGTACCAACGCCCATTACCCAAGCATCATCGTATTTTGTTTTATCAATAGAAGGGTAAGCACATCCTCCGTAAATAGAATTTATAAAAAATTTTGCATTTGGTATTGCTCTGCCACAACAAGGACAATGGTCTAATCTTTTGTTATCAGCTAAATCTCTATTTCTATCAAACATTTTATTATTTGCTATTCTAGGAATATCAATGATGTTTTTAGGTTCTTTTTGTTCTGCTTTCATTTTGTTTAGTTTTTAATTGTTTCGTTAATAATTATACACAAATATAAAGAGTATTAATTTACCCACCAAACATTTTAACAATTATTTTTAACAATTTAACAAAGTTTTTTTAAAACCCTTGTATCTATTGACTTTCCGCGATAAAAAAAAATGTAATTTATAATCATTCTAAATAAGAAATGGACATATTTTGTCCTCGTGTATAGATAATGCGATAATTTGGACATAACAAATAAGGTTATTGCCTTAAAAATGCGGTAAAAAATAAGGGTATTCCCTTTATAACCTTAAATATAGTTTATAAAATGGGTGCTTTATGTAAAATATACTTTGCATAATACGAGTAATGGCGAGTTATAATGGAAAATTCTAACAAAATTTGTGACAAAAACTTAAAAGATATGCGTTAAACGTGCTATTTGCCCGTGTTCTTTATGGTGTATATAACCTTCAACCGCTTTTGGAACTCCCGTAAATCCTTTTTTGTAGTGCCAACTATCCGTTCCAGAAGGGGAACGTAAAGTTTCAAACGTGCAACCAATCATATCTTTGCTTGTTTTATGATGAACGTGATGCGAATAAATGTAGCGGTGTTTAGTTTCACTCCAAAGAATCGGAAATTCCGTAGCTAATAACAAAGGTAGGTTTTCGGTCTTTGCTCCGTCGCCGTGCGTTGTTCCGATTAGATTTTTTCCGTACTTAAATGCTTTGCGGTGTTTAAGGTCTACATTAAAACGAATGCTTGAGTTATGAAAATGCGCTTCAATCAACTGCAAAAGAAAAAACCCGTGTGTTAAATCGTGGTTACTTGGATTGTACACAACCTCAACTTCTGCGATTGTTTGTAATTGATCCAGTAAGTCAATATATAAATTCTTCGCCATTATAAAATTCTCGAACCAACTTCCGTCGGTATCTTGTGGCGTTCCGTTTGTGGTGGTTCGTTTCGTGTTGTCGGTGTGTAGAATATCATTCCCAGCAACGAATAAAATTTTGTCAATCTTAAACCCTTGCGATTTGTTTAAAATACCTTGCATTCCGTCCTTTGCCCTCTTTACCGCTATCTGGGAATTGTAATCTTCGCCAACTTCAAACGCACTTGCTAATTTTCCAATATGTAAGTCGGCTATGTCAATAACTAATAAATGGGAATCCTTAGTTTTTTCAAACTTTATTTTGTCGTATTTTGGAGCGTGTAATTTTACCGCCTGAATACACTCAGTTTTGATTATTTCAAACCCTTGTTCGCTTTCTGTTTTAAAATTGGGGTTATTAAAAAATAAACTTGCCTTGTCGGTTTTTAACCATCCGTGTTTTACGTCTGCTTCGTTAATACCAATTTCATCAGAAGCGTTTTTAATTGCTCGGTATTTCTGTAAAACTTCCGCTTCATCGGGCGTTAGTCTTGGTCTAAATTTATGTATCAAACTATGCGTCTAAATTTGTCGATAATTCGCAAAACCAAAAACGAAACAAAACCAGCTAAAAAACCCCAAAAGAATAGTTTCCAATTTGTGCGCCTTTTCCCTTGTTGAACTTCTTTCCTCTTTTCTTTGGAATCCTTGTAAATATATTTATACTTTAAAACTTCTTGCTTTAAAACTTTTGTTTTGTACCTGTATTCTATCCTTGTTTGAAATCTCGTTTTTGGAATATATACATTCTTGAAAAACACCACCGAATCGCGGTAACGAATTATTTTTTCGTATCGAAGCGTATCAAATCGTATAACCGCAACCGAATCAATGGTTGCAATTCGTATTGTGTCGCTATCCTGTATCAATTTTAAGCCGTGTTTAAGCGCCTTTTTATAGTGGTATTGTGCCTTGCGTTCACTTGAGCAACTAAGTAGCGTTAAAACGCTTAAAAATGCAAGTAGTTTTTTCATAAGTTTTTCAGCATTTCAATCATTCGCGGACAAGGGTAAATGTCGGACTTATCGTGTCGAACTGAATTGTGCGTAAAGATTCCGTTTTCCCCTTTTAACGCTCTTTTGTCGATGTCAAAAATCGAATCAAAATATTGTTTGCTTATTCCGTAAGTATCACATAAATAAACTAATAATTGGCGGGTGCTTTCTATTTGTGCGTCCGTGTATTTTTGCCAAAATATATGTCCTTTGTATTTTCCGTTTAGTTCGGTTACTTGTGAGCGGTCTACTCGTCCCCCTACGTAGTTAACAAAATATCCGTTTTGCTTTTTTAAAGGTCCGTAATTACATATTTCTATACCTATGGAAATCTTGTCTAAACTTTGGTAAGTTATCCCCATATCCGAAAATACTTCGGGTTTTAATCCCAAATGGTACGCCCAGTGTTTTGAACTAAATAATTGAACGATTGTTCCTTTTTCGCCAATGACAAAAGCCGTCGCAACTTTACCTTCTTTTTGTTCAAAGTATTTAGCAACTGCAATAGGGTTTCCACCCCCTGCGGTGTGATGTAAATAGATTTGTTTTTTTTTGTGTTCTTCTTGTAAAAATTGGTCTTTAGATAGTCGGTTCTGAACTATCTTGGTTATGTCTAATTTCATTAATATCGGTTTTAATTTCTTTAGCACGTGCAAATAAATTTTTCATAGAATCCCAGATTGAAATTCCACGAATAGCAATATAATTTTCGTTAATACTAATACACTCGATGCTTACCAAAATCAAAGAAAGTATCTTAGTCAGCATTAAAGGAACGGAAAAGAATTTTAAAATAATATCATTTAAAATAAAATAGTCAATTAAGTAGAATCCAATAACCGCAACTTCATAAAGAAATAATTTTGAAATAACCGCCGAAAGTTTACGCGATGTAATTTTAATTTTTAGTTTTTTAGCTTTCCAAATTCCCGTTAAAGTATCGAGTAAAATCGCAAAACCAATTAAAAAAAGAATTCCAGAAATAGGCAAAAAGAACGCCCCAACAACCGCAAGTAATTTCATAAACGACAAGCGTATATTAGTGAGTAAAATAAATAATTGTATTTTCATTTTTTTAAGTGGTATTGTTCAATTAATTGGTGCGTTAAAAAAGCGGCTAAAGCAACCCCGCCAAACTTTAAAAATAATGCTTCTTCGCAAAACATAGCTATTGCCATTAAATAAGCAAAGGCAAAAAACAATAAAGACAAAGCGCGTAAGTGTTCCATTATTTTTGTTCTTTTATTTTAGTTAAGTAAACAAGTAATTTCTTAATGTTTGTTTCTTTTGGCTTGTGCTTCTTTTTCATATATACCAACCCGTAAAATTGTTTTGTGTACTTGGGAACATATCCGCATTTGAATTCGTGCTATATTCAGGAAACAAAGTATTGTTAAAGTTTATGTAAGTTATAAAACGCTCCGTGTAATTTTGTGCAATCATTCGCTCCTTTTCAACTAAAAAATCGACTTCGTTTTTATCTACCGACGTTGCGTTTTCGCTCGTATGTTTAAACACGCCTTTATTTGCTATTGTGTAAGCCGAAAACGGCAAGTATTCAACCATTGCCCAGTGAATAAGCATCGGTTTAACGTACGTAGTTAATAGCGACAAATAAGGGTTTACAAGTGTATTATTAATTATGTCCGTTTTAATCTTTTCAAGTAAATTCGTACCCAAATAGTTTTGTATGTGTATATCTTGGGCAACTTTGATCCATTGAATAAAAGAATCCGTGTCAATATTTCCGTTTAGTGCGGTAAATTTAACGATGTCGTTTCGTGAAATTAGTAGTGCTTCTGCCATTATCTTGTTATTGCTCTGCTTGGTTGTGGGTTACTTGGTAAAAATCCGTAGTTGTCCATATCAACTGGACGCTTGGAAACTAAATCGGGGTTAGTAACTATGTAACCCTGAATTAATGCTTTTAATTGTCCGATTTGTTTTGCTTCGTTTATGTTAATTGCCTTGCCTTTATTGATAACATATACTTGTTTGTTCCAACGATGATAGCAATTGCCACCGCCTTTGTATAACCAGATTGAATAAGTCGATGCTCCTTCTGGTCCCCAACCTTCGTTAACTGCAACGTTACCCATATTTAAAATGTCTTCTTTTCTATATAATTTATTTGCCATCATCATACGGGAACAAAATTCTCGTGTATCTGAAGCAATAGAACCAACATATTTGTAACGAACAATAAATTTCATTTGCTTAATTACTTTATCTTGTGCGCTTGTTATGTTTGGTCTTGCGTCGCCTGTTGAAACAAGGTTAACTATTTTACTAAAAAAACTTTGCTTAGTTTCTTTGCTTAACATTTCGTTTTCCTCGTCATCATTATCGTAGTCAACCGCTTTATCGTCTATTAAAATCCAGTCGGGGTCTAAATCTTCGCCTAAATCAATTAACGCTTGAGCAAGTGCATCTTTTGGGTTTGCGCTTAATTCCGTCCCCGTTTCTTCTGCAATTTGTTCTTCGGTTTGTGCGTTTTCTAAGTCCGTAAATTCTAAAGGTTGCAACGTCTTGAAAAATAATTTTAAACTTATTCCGTTAAAATGTAGAATCGTATCAAACGCATCTAATAATTCTTCTTGAAAAGGTCTAATAACCATATTGTCGAATAATACCGCACTATTTTTTAACTCGTCTGCATTGCTTGAGAACCCGTTTGAAGATGCAACCCCGAATAATAACGGACTTGTAACGTTGTGTCCAAGCATTATTTTTCTTAAACATTCCTCGCTTAAATAAGTGTAGTGTTCTGGAGCGTCGTTTAGTGGTATATCGTCAACCGTTGTTTTAGATTCCGCGTTGTCGTTAAAAGCAATTATAACTTTTTGTCCTCGTGAACCTGTTAATTTATTTAAAACCTTTTGGCTAATAATTGATTGTTGTTCTTCGCTCGGCACCCCGTTGTTAAAGTTTACAACCTTAGTTCCGCTAAATCCATTTTGTACTTCGTTAATTAAATAGTCGCCTATTTCTTGCTCCAATAGTGCGTAAGGTACTGCGCCTTGATAGTCTGGGTAGGCATAGTATTTCATCCCGACTGAATAAGGTTTAGAATATAATATTTCTACATTGTCGTTTGAAAACCCAAAAGCCGAATATCGCATTGGTGGGAATTGTCTCGTATCATTCCAATTGTCCGAATAATAATAACCCGCTATTTCTCCTTCTTTATTGCACTTTTCAGCACGTAAAAGATTAACGGGTATGTGGTACGCTTTTAATATTTTTGTTCTATCCTTAGAATAATGTAACTGAATCGCAAATTGCCCCAACATTTTTCTATCAATAATCATTTTGCGTACATCGTCCCTTGAAAACAAAGTCATCATTTGAGCGTACTCGTTTACCTTTTTAGAAGCGTCTAACGCCCCCAAACCACGTCCGTAAACTAATCGACATATATTGTTTATTATGGCGTTATTCGTCGTGGAATTCGTGTATCGGTTAATTAAGAAATCAAAGTATTGTTCGCCGTTTTCAGTTAAGAAATCAACCCAATTTTCGCGGTTAGTTTCTTCAACTATTGGGGTTGTATAACTCGATAAATTTAAGACGTGGTAATTATTCATAAATTATAAATTCGTTGTTTGTGGTGTGCGAAACATATTGCCCGTTGTTAACTGAAAACGTCGCTAAAGGTTGGTCGGTACAAAATGCTTTTTCTAATAATAATCTATTCCCTGAAGCGTCTTTTAATTCAATCATATAAAAACGATTTTCCGTTAAGTTAAAAATTGCTTCTATTTGATAAAAGTAACTTGATGCCCCTTGTGAAATAATCGGAACGTTGATAGTTAAGTTTTCGGATTCATCCGTAATAAACAAGTCGGTAATTACGCCTGTTCTTGGGGTGCAATTAAAGGTTTGGCTTAATACGTTTTGTGTCGTTAAAACTATCATATTAATATAATTAGATTTTCTTGTTTTTGTTTCATAAAAAAAGGGTTGAACGAATCCAACCCCCTTTTAGTTCTAACCAATAAAACTTCTTTTTATACCGTAATAACCCCGTTGACTAATACCGCTGCTAATGTAGCTTCGTCAACACAATCAAGGAAATTGGCAGGTACCGCCTCTTGCCCAGTGAAGGTCAAGGAGTATCCGTTCATATCGCCAAGCGCCGTTCCATTTCCGATAGTCCCAGCCGTTACGTCCATTCCACGCGCTAAACCAGCAATAAAGAATTGGTTTGCGTTTGTGCGTACAATAATGTTTGGTCTTCCGTAAGTCAACAACTTAATTTCTTTGTGCGTTTGAACGTCTTGTTTCTTTAATGAAACCGCTAAAACTTGTTCAAAAAATGTTGTTCCGTTTTCACGTGAACTTGTAATTGTAGTTTCAAAAGAATTCGTTCCTTTTAATTCAAATTTGTAAACGTTTGTCGATGCTGGTAAAGTAATTGTCGAAATTTCGTCCGTTGTACCTACATAAGTAACGTCTGCAATTGGGTCAAAAAGTCCGTAGTTTAAAATGTAGATTGCTTGTAAACCGCCGACAACGTCTTTACATTGCTCCAATCTACCGTGTGTAATATCACAAGCCATTTTTTTTTATTTAGTATTGTTTATAATAGGGGCGGTTGCCCGCCCCGTTAAATGTTTATGCGTAAACTACGATGTCTTCAATAACTCCGTAAGTTGCTCCAGCAGCCATTCGCATAATTACACGAACATTTTGTGAGCCATCGATATCCGACATATCAATTGTGCGTACTTCTTGTGTGTCCGAAAGTAGCGAGCATCCAAAATACAAATTAGATGTTGTAGTTGCCAACATTGAATCATCTGGCAATCCGTTAGCCATAAAAATTGGCGTTCCGTTAAAAGATAAAGCGCCGTTTGTGTACCATTGCGTACCTTGTGCGTTTGTACCCGCGTTAGCAAGTGAACCAAGACCAATTGCACCGAAACCACCAAGAGCGGCAACGTATGCTTTTGCCACGTTTTGAGAAACATAGATTTTTAAATCTGCTTTTCCGTACAATGAAGCGGGGATTTGGTCGTCAACTAATTGCATTTGAGCAATAACGTTAGCGGGTGTAATTACAACATTTGGAATCAATTGTGCGGGCGGTAATAAAGGGTCAAGTATAGCGGTTGAAAAAATTCCGTCAAATTGTCCCGAAACCGCACTTGAACCTTGCCATAAAGATACTTCGTTAGCTGAAGCAACTTGAGCGGCTACGTGTGCAATAAGGTAATCGGAAAAAGACTTTGGCAATACGTCAAAAGACGAAAAACCTTGTTCAATTCCCAACCAAGAATCGTGAAATTGTGACTTACAAAGTTGCATATTAACTTGTAGGTCTTTAACTTCTAAAACTCTTTCAGTTAAAGTAACGGTTGCATTTGTTTGAAAGTCGCAACTTGCATTTTCTAAAACACTCGCAGTTTCAAGACGTTGAATAACGCTTTTAAATTTAATGTTCGGCATAACGGTAACCCCGCCATTTTCGATTGTTGGTGCGCTAAGTAGAGCGGCGCTAATGTACTTACCCGCGAATTGCCCTGCATAGGTATTCGTGAACGCTGGAAAAATTGGATTTGCTGGCATTTTGTTTTTTTTTAAATGTTAATAATTATTTGCTTATTTTTTCTAATATAGAATCCATTACGTTGCGCGGTCTTTTAGAACCGATTTTGTGGAATTCAATTTCTTTTGTATTCTCTGGGTTAAAATTAATTGGTTTAATGTCCGAAAGTTCGGTCGTATCTTTTGCGACTGCATCAACTTTGGTTAATAATTCCAACTTAGCTTTTAACTCTTTATTTTCTGTTTTAAGTTTTTCTATTTCACTAAAGAAACTTTCTTTAACAATTGATTCGATTGTTTTCTTTGGTGCTGTTTTGGTTGCTTTTGCTTCAACTTCTTCTTCAACAACTTCTTCTTCTGCAACGGGTGCTTCTTCTTCTTCGGTTGCTTTTTCCATATAATCTGCAATAATTCCCTCTACAACTACGGACATAATCATTCCATCCTCCATTTCATATTCGCCAATTGGAACAGGTATTTTTTGCTCATCTTCAGTAATAACAAAAACTTCGTTATCCATTTCGAACGCATCCGCTTCGATTATTGTAACGCCGTCCGCCATTTTTCTTTGTTCTAACTTTACTTCCATTCCAAGTAAATTTTTGATCTGATTAATTACGCTTGTTTTCATATTTGCTTTTTAGTTTATATTAATTAAATTAAATTGTTTATTTTTTGTTGTAAAATTTAGTTTACGTTTCCGATTCCTTGTGCTTGTAAACTTCCGTCGCAACACTTCCGAGAATATCGTTTTCCGTCTTTGCATAAACAACCCCTACGACCACCAACTGGACTTGAACGCGGTCTATCAATTTCTTTTTTCTTCCCTTCGGAAACCTTTATGTTTATTGGATTTTGCATTATCTTTAGTTTTAGGTATAATCTATCATTAAATTATTAAAGTTTGTTATATCGAATTAAAACCGCCTTAAAACGAATTTATGTTTTTTCTTATCTTCCTTGTTTTGCGTAACTTTTTTTGTAGTTTTT